CTAAGAAAGACATGCCTAACAAATGAACATTGCTTGCGTTATTGGTAACGGCACTAGTCGTAAACAGTTTGACCTACATTGCATCAATGCAACTATGAAGACATATGGCTGTAATGCATTGTACAGAGAATTTATTCCAGACGTATTAATAAGCATGGACATCTTTATGGTTTGTGAAATCATTGAGAATGACATACACAGACAAAGTAAGTTTTATACACAGCATTGTAATAAGATGGACGAACTTGCAGAGATAGGTGAACCCATACATTTTTGTAAGATTGAACGTTCTACCCAAGACAGTGGTACAAGTGCAATAGAACTTGCATCAATGAATAATGATGTTGTGTATTTGATTGGCTTTGACTATGACACTGGTAACGGAGTATTACCTAATGTATATCATGGCAGTAAGAATTATGCACGTAGTAGCTGTATCCCAGCTGCCGCAGACATGGCAAACAGATGGAAACAAAGACTACGAAAATTAGTAAAAGAGAATCCAAACACACAATTCATTAGAGTAAACGCTAGTAACACTGAAGCTTCAGTATTAGCAACAAATTATAGTGAAATAACAACAGAACAATTTAAGGAAATATATGACTCAAGAAATTGAATACACGTACAAACTGTACAGAGACAACGAACAATTAGTTGTTACAGTAGACCCATTGGTCAAAGACATTGAAATCTCTATAGAAAAGATGATGAATATGGACATTGAAGAACTAAGTGATGACAACAAACACTTGTTTGAAATGAAGATCCTAGGTCTCAGAACTATTCATCAGTTCCTAGGCGCATTACAGCAAGAGAACTATTTGAAAGAATACAAGAGTGGTATCACTAGTGAGCTTAAGGGCAAGATCAACATTGATGTTAATGAACGACTAGATGGCTTAACACAAGGTACGGTACACTGATATGAGCGAATTCAAAGGATTAATTGACAAGCCTGACTATGTTGGGCACATAAAGAACTTTGACAAAATGGTCACTGAACTAAGCCCATTTATGAATGAGTACGAAATAGATCAATGCATTGGCTACATGCACACACTCAAAGATACAAAATATGATATCAATCCTAGTCCTGAAGATTGCAAAACACAATTGCAAATCATGCTTGGTCAAGAACGTTTCATTGAGCTTACACAAGCATGGGGACAGAAGAATCAAAAGTTCCTTTCAGTCTTTGGTGCACTTAAGTTTAAAGACAAGCGCACAGGCGAATACTATGATGGATTAGATGAAACAGACAATCCACAAGATTACGAGAAAGTATATTGGTAAAATTATGATAGAATATTTTAAAAGCTTATGGCTTAAAATGCGTAAGAGCAACGGCATGCCCGGCAATACAGTACTCATACCTATGGTTGAAAAACAAGTCCCAGAGACAATTGAGAAAACTGTAAAAGTTCGCAAGCCAAGAAAGAAAAAGGAAATAACAGATGTTACCAATTAAAGAACGATTAAACAATAGTCAAGTAGTTCGTGTCTATCGTCAAATGATAGAAAACTCAGACATTGAGATTGTACAGAACTTACGACAGAATCTAAGAGAACAAGCTCCTGATCATCCACGTACAAAAGATTTAGAAGTGTTTTTCAAGCAAAGATTAGGCGAATGAAATACGACTTACCGTTACTAATCTCATGTCTTTGTTGTATGCCTAAATTTCATTATATCTATCAAGCTATGAAAAATTTAGACAACGATGAGTTAACAGTGTTGCGTGATGAATTGCGTAAAGCTAACAACGGGAAGTTAAATTCATTCTTAGAAATGGAATTTAAGAATAGGATAGGATGATGAATTGGATCTTAATTAGAAGTTGTATATTGCACGTGTTAGTGGGTGCTAGCATAGGATTACTCTGTGCTTGGTTCATTAGCACTATGATGTTATGATAGGAAAAGATATGACAAAACAAGTACATTACGACCAAAACGTAATCAATGATAGTTTGACTAATACATTTGAGATGGAGCCAATGAAAAACAATCAGGCAGAAACCAAACTGAAAGTAAGTAAGCGTGGTGGTGCAAGACCTGGTAGTGGTAGAAAAGTTGGCTCTACAAATAAGATTCAAGGTGTTGAGTTCTTAGAAGAATACAAGAAGATTCATGGAACCAGTCTTAAAGAAGATTTAGCACGTGACATGCATGAGGCTAGATTGCGCGGTGACTATGATATGTTGTTTAAGTATCAAACAGCATTTGCCAAGTACTATTTTGCTGATGTAGCAAGTCAAGATATCACAAGTAAAGGTGAAGCATTAGGTGCAAGTTTTACATTCCCAACAAAAGAGTTAATAGATTGGCGTAATGCGTAACGTAGATATCCCTTTATTTGGTGAGCAAAAAACTATTCTAGCAGATTGGCTCACTACTGACAAGCATTGTATTGATATAGTGCCGGTTGGTAGTGGAAAGACATTCTTAGCAGCCATTGCGTTGCCAATATTCGCTAGTGATTCTCAATTCCATCGCGGGAAAGATATAATCTATAGTGCCCCAACAGGTGCAATGATTAAGAGTTTGATTTGGGAGCCACTCAAAAAGAGTTGCATAGAGTACTTTGGTCTTGTTGATGGTAAAGATATTAATAACAGTGAACTGACTATTAAGTTTCCTAACGGTACATTCATTCGTTGTAAGAGTGCAGAACAGCGTGAGAACTTACGAGGCTTAAACGTAGGCATGTGGATTGCTGACGAAGCCGCATTGTACACGCAAGATACACTACAAGAAATTACAAACCGACTTAGACCTAAAGTTGGACAGCCTGAAACAAGTGGTAGATTAATTGTTATCAGCACACCTAATGGTACAGGTCCATTACATGATTTATTCAAGCTTGCTTTACAAAACAGTGAAAAGTATATTGTTCGTCATTTCAATTATTTGCAAATGCGTAGTGGTAACAAGAACTTCATTGACGAACAAAAGCGTATCATCAGCCCATTAAAGTTTAATCAAGATTACATGTGTCAATGGGAAAGTGTTGCTGACCAATTTTTCTACACATTCAATAAACATAAACATTGCGCTGAAGTCATAGATAGAGGTGGCGATCTTTACACGTTTCATGACTTTAACAAAAGAGTTATGTGTGCTGTTGTTGCACAAGTTACTAACGCAGGTAATCAAAACGGCAAGATGGAGATATTAAAGAGTTACGCTATCAATGATTGCAGTACAGAAGGCATTGCTGAAGCCATTAGATTAGATTTCCCCAAGCGTAGAATCAACAGTATTATTGACATGAGTGGTACACAAGTTAACCGTGATACTACTAGTGCATTTGGCGTAACAGACAGAATCATCTTAGAGAAGTATGGCTTTACAATCGTTAACAATCGTAAGAGTAACCCATTCATTAGTGACACAGACAACACAAGCAATGCGTTTATCAATAGAGGCGGCTTAGTAATAAAACCTACAGATCAGTTTTTGATTGAAGCAATGCAAACATATCATTTTGAAGATGGCACACGTAAGAAGTTAGTGAAATACACTGAGCAAAAGTATGCTCACATTGACGGATTGGGTGACTGTATTCGCTATGGTATTCATCATCTATTCCCTATTCAACATGAGAGTTCAGGTTTAGCTGAGTACGTTGGTATGGACAGTAGATTAACAAATCGTAATAAGCCTGGATTAGAGCATATGCCCGATAGTCCATTGTATCCAGGCGGTCCAACATGGGAAGAAATCATGAATGGCGAACAAACAGAAGACTATCAAGTATGGAGTTAAATTATGTCAAGAACACCGGGTGATACGAAAACAACACTGTTAACAAAACTACTTAACAAAGTTACAATTGATGAACAAACAGACTGTTGGGAATTTCAAGGCGCTAAGAACAATATTGGTTATGGGATGATAAGAGATGACAAAAAAATGCGAACAACACACAGAGTTAGTTACGAGGAACATAATAATGTTAAGATACCTTCTGGCTTGTGCGTTTGTCATACATGCGATAACCCTAGTTGCGTTAATCCTGCACATCTCTGGTTAGGCACACGTAAACAAAACACAGATGACATGATACGCAAAGGTAGAGGGTTAAGTTGGGGCGGCAATACTACTCATGGTAGAATTCACCCACGATCAGGTAAGGCAATACCTAAAACTAACTGCCCACATTGCAGTCGTAACATTGCTAACAATTTATTTGCTAGATATCATGGGGATAACTGCAAGCTAAATCCCTTAGCATAAATACATTATCATCCATAAATCGCAAATTCTGTGAGAAAAATAAAATATGAAAACAAAAGCTGACTTACTCAAACGTAACCCAATATATTCTAGCATCTATAATGAGATGTTAGCTTATCAGTATGCATATCTTGGGGGACTACCTTTCAAGATGTTTGTGCGTAAGAAAAGACCTAGCGAAGATAGTACGCTCTATCAAGACTTAGTTGCTAACACAATCGCACAGCCTATCTGTCGTTACATTGTTGACACAATCAATGATGTATTGTTTGAGCCAGGCATTAAGCGTAACATGCAATTCTGTACTCCTACTGGTCAACAGATCAATCCTAAGAACAGTGAATGGGCAGACTTACTATTGTTAGACGCTGACTTAACTAATCGTAGTATGAATGGATTCATGGAGAGTATTGGCGACTTAACAAGCATATACGGACATTGTTGGGTTGCAGTTGATATGCCTCAAGAAGGTCAAGGCAGTTTAGGTCGCCCCTACGTTTGCGCTATCAATCCATTAAACGTATGGAATTGGGAGATGGATTACTACGGTGGCCGCCCAATGCTTAAGTGTGTTACAGTTATGGAGATGGAAGAACAAGATTGCTACTACATCAAGTGCTATACATTAGGTGATGCAAACACTCCATCATACTGGGAAAGTTATGAAGTAGAAAAGGGTCCTAGCAAATTAGAAGAACCTTGCAAATTGATTGGCACTGGTAGTTATCCACCTGGCATGAGCTTACCAATATTCATTGCATATGGTCGCAGAGACCCTAGAACAATTGATTTAGGCATTAGTGACATTGACGCAGCCAGTGATGCTATGCGTGAATATTATAAACTAGAGTGTGAAAAGTACACAGCATTACAATTTGCACACACATTGATTCGTGCTGACAAAGGTATTTCTATTCCAGTTCACGCGGGAGCTATCGTGAGAGCAAATGAGGGACAAGTAGAAGCTATCCCCATTGACACCGGAGACGTTGATGCGATTATTAAAGCGCAACAAGATATCCTTGAACAGATTGAAGCACTTACGGGTTTAGGTGGACTGCGTAATAGTAAAAACCAAATTGCGTCAGGCGTTGCTATCATTGAAGAACGCAAGCAATTGCATCGTCTTGCCAAGAGTAAAGCAAGATTGATGGAAGTAACAGAAGAAATGATTTATACATTTGCCGCACGTTTCATGAACGTTCGCTGGGCAGGTGAAGTTGCTTACAACACAGACTATGAAGCACATGATACAAACTATCGTATGGCTATCATCAAATCAGCAAAAGAATTAGTTGGTGACAATCCAATGATTCAAGCGTTGATTACAAAAGAAATCATTGGTATGCTTGCTCCTGATACTAGTATCCCAGAGTATGAAGAAGCGTACATCAACACTATCGCTGACGTGGATTTAAGAACATTAATGACACAACAGAACGATGAAGTTCTTAGTAGAGATTTAACACCAAGTATGATACCAGAACATGAACAGTATGGTGAGAACGGTGAAGAAGATAATGGTGAAGAATCAGAATCAGAAAGTGAAGGATCATTTGGTAATGAGGGTAATGCGTCATTGCTAGGTGGTGCTGGTACTCCAGTTACGCAAATAGGCATGACTTATTATACGCAACAAGTAGCTCCAGTAATACTAACTGGTATGAATACGGGTAGATAAATCTATCTATATCCACAATGCATAAATACATTACACAATCGCTTACTACGTAAAGTTAAAGGAAAAAATTAATGGACAATCAAAATTTCGTTGGCAACGATGTAGCCCCTGTTACTGCACAGGACTCTATGAGTGAAGCAGGAGAGCAAAACGTTAACCCAGGTGCTATTCGTAAAAGCACAACTCAGTCATTGTTGACTGCATTATCAAACGCTAGCGGAACACAATTCCAAAGTGTTGAAGATGCATTGTCATATATGGCACGTGTAGGGGCTCAAAACAATAACGCTGGCAACGTACAGCCAAGTGGACAACCAAAGCAACAGAATGTTACGAACGGTCGTGTCACAACCAATGACTTGCATGAGCAGTTTAGTAAACTTCAAAGTGATCTAGCAGTAAAAGAGCAAAGATTACGTGAGAAGGAATTAGACAGCGACATTCAAAGAGCTATGGGTGACAGATTTGATTCAGACCTAGTTGATTATGCATTGAATAAAGTTAAAAACAATATTCAATGGAACGATGATGGCAGTTATGCTATCGTCAATCAAAAGGGTCAAGAACGCTATGGATCTGATGGAATGCCACTTACAATTTCAGGATTAGTACAAGAAGTAGCAGTGGGTAATCCAAAGCTACTCAAGCAGAGTAACTCTAATTCTGGATCTGGTTTAAGACCTGGACAAGGTTCTTTCACTGGTGCAATGGACGAGGCAGTACCAGATTATTCACGTGATCCGGCAGCATTCAATGCATGGGCTAATAAAAATGGTCTAGGCAAAGGTACTGGTCTAAAAGGTCTAGGCGTATCAGCGAGTGTATCAAGTTCAAGTCGTAAAGTACTCTGAGCCAACTAAAATTTTAATTAAAGGAAAATATCATGGCATACGTATTAGGCGGTCCTAACAATGAAGGCGATGGCTTCACAACAGCTATCTCCAACTTCGCTCTCCGTGCAATGCACGAATCAAACGGTCTAGTTAACTTCACTAACGTTGTTACACCTACACAAGGTCAAACATTCTTAGTACCTAACTTTGCACCAATCACATATCAAGACTACAATGCTAACGGCACTGGTGGTACATATGGTACAGGTAACGCGGTTGTACAAAACCCATCATTGGGACAAGGTACAATTACAGCAACTCCAGCAGTTGCACAAACAGCGTTTGACATCTTCCTGGGATGGACTACAAGTTTCACACTAGCCGCAACGCTTGGTGCTGAATTGGGTGAGTCATTCGCTGAAAAAGTTGACCAACGTGTTACAGCGGCTTTCTTAAGCTTCAAAGCAACACCAGGCAACTTGAATTATACAGCAACTCCAGCTGACGGCTTTTCACGTGTCTTGCAATTAG